TGGAATTGCCTACTAAAGAGTAGACGACTCTTGCTATGGATACATTGGCATTTGCAGAATCAAAACGTTCTGAGTCAAGGGCTAGTTCTCGGAGTTCAATTACCTCAAGCCCGGTTCCGGTTATTTCGACTACTGCCTGAGTAGAAACTTTCTTGATATCTTCCGAAGCCAAAATTTTACCCTTTTATATTTACTTATAGTGAAAATTCAAAGATGTCAATGGCATCAACCAGCTCTGTGATGTCAAGTTTGGTGGTGCTTTCGGTCAATTTTATTGATTTAACAAGGTCGTATACCAGAACAACGTCTGATAATTCCAAGGATAACTCAGTAAGCCAAATCTCCAGTTCAGAATCGGTGGCAAAAGCGACATCAGCAATCACCAGACTACCATCAGGAAATTCCAGTTCGTCCTGGTTGATTACTACATCGGAATCGAGTTTAGTATATACGAACGAATGATATTCTCCGATACTGAATATATCTTCGCCCTGTAGGTCAAGAACGCTATCTTTCTGAAGAACATCTGATGCATTGAATATCTCCGACCTTGATATGTCAATGATTCTGTCTATGGAATCACTAGCAACCGGAAGCTCGTTCGTTACAGAAGTAAAATCGAATGCCTTGTAGTCATATGCCGAGAATATATCCTCGGATACTTCTTTGTTCTTGTCGTCTTTGGTGATATTAACAACGGTAGGAATACTGATGTCGTTAATCAACAGATATTCGGCAAACAGTTTTGTCCCAGCAGGATGAATATTCTCAAGAACAGCCCGTTTGTAATTCTTCAGTTGTTCGTCTACTCGAAGAACATACGAGAATGGTTGGTAATAATGATAATCCTGAAGATAGATATCATCAGACGGAAACGAATCGTTGGATTTGTAATACCCAGGATATTTCGCCTTACCACCTGGAGTAATCATGATGATTGCGTCATCCCCATCACCAAGGGAGGTAGAAATCTCTTTTGATTTCGGATTCCCGTATCCGGTATCTTCCCGGAACATCCTTCCAATTTCCCCTACATAATCGGACGCGAAATAATCATTATTGGCATAATCGGTCTTGAAGAACCACCCTTCGTCCTCGATTCTATCTATCACTTCAACGAAAGTCAGATTTCCGTCAGTAAGGTCATAGGTAGTCTTGATAGGAGTTCGTTTCTTGGACGTGAAGAAATTATAAAACTCTAAGTCTCCGTAACCTACACCGAACGATACAAAATGAAGAGCTTTAATTCCACCCTGCGAATCAATCTTAACAACCTTTGCCTTTGACCGTTTCCCATTGGATATCTTGATTACTACGATATCACCGATTCGAAATCCCTTGCCTGGGGATATGATTTTATATTGGTTGGGTGTGGAAACTATCTGCGCCTTGAACTCTTCGAACTCGATTATATCTCCTATGTTTATATGGATATTAGTAGAGTCGTCAATGAAAAATTCCGATACGTCTACTTCTCCATAAACATTCTCAGCGCGCTTAAGTCGTTCGATTCCTAATTCATATCGAGTAGTATTCTCTTGGTTCCGGATTATTACTCGTTTGTTCTCTAAATCAGTTGGGGAGCCTTTAAGAATTTTAACAAAGATAGATACGTTTCTAATCCATTTCCCATCAGACGCCCGAAAGACTTTTGTCTTTGGATAGAATATCTCTACGTCAGTGTCGTATAGAAGTCGGAAGAGTAAATCGTAAGAGCGCTGGCTTCCCTTGGTGGAATAGAGGGAATTGATATGTTTTACAAGAGCGCGTTTATTGAATAAAACAGACTGGGGAATATTCTCGTAATATTCCCGCATGAAATAGGAAATGAACTCATCAATGGTTTTATCCACATCACCATAAGAAAGTGTATTCTGAATTAACTCCTGGGGGTTTCCATTGAGCTCCATCCATTCATAATAGGCTTTCACGAATTCGACAAAGACAGGATAATCCGTCTGGATGAATTCCGGAAACTGGCCTTGAATTAAAGAGGAAAGCTTTTCTGAAAGGTACATAGAGGAAGATGTTGGTCTATAATCTATTTATAGACCAATCCCTACTCGTCAATAGTAGGGTCATAGTTGCTCCATTCATTTCCGATAACTCTTTCATGAACGTCCCAGAGTGTCCAAGAACCCCGTGAATTTATTTTTGGGGGCGGCGGTGGCGGAGGTGGAGGGAACGCATCTTCGTTGCTCAATGCAATTAGATGACACGTTCCCATTGATGCATAAATCCATGACAAATCGCTAAGAATTAGAATGGGGGACGATGCTAGTAATACCGTTCCAGTAGGAGAGCGATATCTTCCCCATTGGTATAGACTTCCATCACATTTAATTCCTATTGTGGACATTGGGTCAAGTGCGCCTATTCCTTGGCCCCCGATTACTGACCACAATCCGGGAATTTGTACCGGAGTCTGTATTGTTCCTGTTGGGGTTGCCACCCCGTTTCCTACCTGTCCACAACAATTACCGCCCCATCCCCACAAAGTTCCATCTGTTTTTATTCCATGTGATGTAATAGCACTTCCAGCAAAACATTTCCAATTTCCGGGTACCTGGACGGGTGATGAATAGCTTAATATAGTTCCACTGGTTCCAAGTCCAGCATTATTATAATAATTACATCCCCAATACCAAGAAGTGTTATCTGTTCTAATAGCAAAGCTTCCATTTCCGGTGGTGAAGACACATTTCCAAGTTCCGGGAATTTGAATAGGGGAGGATGTATGTCCGGGGCTATTATATCCCCATGTCCATAAAGTGCAATCAGATTTAATCCCAGCAATCCGCTCATGTATACCAACAGAAATACAAGTCCAGATACCAGGAATCTGAATCGGAGATGATTTACTAATTATAGTACCATCTCCTATAAATCCATTAGGATTGCGGCCCCAAGTCCATAATGAACCATCTATTTGAATACCCGCCGCGACATATAGACCAGCGGATATAAGTGTCCAATTTCCAGGTATTTGGATTGGAGATGACCTAGAGTTCTTGGTACCATCCCCTAGTTCCCCACCACCACCATTCCCCCACGCCCATAATGATTTGTCATCTTTTATTCCATACGTAGCTAATCCACCAGCCGTAATCGATGCGAAGCTAATACATGGCATCTGTGTAGCGATACCACAACATGTAGTAGTACCATTTCCTAATTGTCCCTGTCCGTTACATCCCCATCTATAAAGTTTATAATCCATTCTCTTATCTCCCCTTCTCTATTGATTCTTTGGTATTGATTTCTGTCTCCCGGAAAGTCATCTTCACGATAGTCTCTACAGGATATCCATCATCAAACGATGAAAATTGTCCTTCTCCATAGCTAATTTCTAAATCAGATAATATGCAAGGAGCAAATTTGAATAATGATTCGTTCTCTTTTCCGTTGAAGTAATATGTCAACTGGAATTCCGACGGATAGATGAAGAATAGTTTTCCTTCTGACAGCTCCGGATGCATGTGGAACTTCAACAGTCGAATTATCTTCTGGACTTCCAAGGATTCTGAAGCATTTCTTGGCATAAACCGATAGGTCATCGCAAATGAACGATGGTTTACTGACTCGAAGATACATTCCTTAAAAGGATTCAGGGAAGTCCCTGACGATGCTGATACTATATCCTTCACGTCTATGGCCCCGAACAACGAGGGAAGTTTTGCTGTATTCATTGTTAAAGCCCCAAATGCTTCTCCAGAACCAGCAGATAATCCGTTCCTGAATGCACTACCTGATATTATCCCTGCAAGAGACCCCAGGTCTTTATTTGCCCAGTTGGTCGAATACTTTACCGCTGGTGGTTCTGCGATATACAAATTGATTGCGTCACTAATCCTATGCTTGGTATCAGGCTTCAGAAGTTCATTGGTCTTGATAGTATTATATCCAAGGGCACCACCAGCAACAGTTCCGAGGAATTCGGCTGTCTTGCTTCCAGTCTTCGAAATCACCTTGGCAATCTTTCCGGCTATCCTATTTCCGAATACCGCAGAATCAGCGGTCGTGCTAAAAATAGCAGACTGGGATAGCTCATCGTCTGATAACGTCGCGGCATCTACCGGTCTGTCTATCTTGAACAATCTCTTGTTCTTGTCGTATTTTGATTTACCCCGAACGTTAATCTGAATCTCAAGATAATGTTTTATTTCTGTAGTATCCAGTTCTTGGGGATATCGACAGATGTCTAACTCATATCTTCTCTTCCGGCTTGCGTCGGTAATCGATTTACTGGTGGTCTTCTTATCGTCGTAGAGTGCCATATAGAGTTATTGTCCTATATTACCGAACACGTTTGAGATTAATTGCGTAGACATATGGCAACTCATTGTTTTTTATAGTATAATCAAGTATAACAGAAAGGGAATTGAGATTATTCTCATCCATCGATATCTGAACATCATTCAGGATTATTCGTGGCTCAAATTTCTCGACCGCCGAGAAAATAGTCTTGCGCATTACGTTTGACGTAATATCATTGAACGGTTCGAACAACAATGAATTTATCTGACATCCTATTTCTGGATGAAATGGCCTTTCGTAATTTCTGGTAAGAATGAGATTCTTCAGACTCTGTTTTATGGACAAGTCGTTGGTCTTGATATTCAGGTCTTTGGTAAACGGATGTATTCCAAATCGTAAGTCGAAATCCGAGTAAATTCTTGCTTCTTTTGATTTTTTAAGGATTTGCATCACATCAGCTTAAGTAAGCCGTCTCCTTTTTTCCGATGATTGTAGAAGGTCATTACTTGCTTACGATTAGTCTTGGATGAATACGAAATGTGAATCCATGGATTGTTTGCATATGAGGAATATTCCAGAATGAACTGGTCATAGTTAAGAACACGAACTAATTCCTTTGCTACGTCAAAATATTCTGACTTAGGCAATCCGATGAACTGAATATCCGCCGCCATTCCTAATGGATGTTGGGATGTCCGAGAAGACGATTCTCGAGACCTGTATCCTGACGTGATTATCATCTTTGGATAAATCCCGTATATCGGCTCAAGAACATTCAAAGCAAGATTCTGTAGGTTGAATGCAATCTCCCCAAACGATAATTCGCGGGAGTTAATCTTATATTTACTTACAGCGCAGTCCGTACTCAAAGAAGCCAGAGTGAAATGAGGGGATAACTGATAATTGCCTGGAAGAGAAGTTCTGTTCCGAATATCCTCGTCCCCTATTATAGCCATGGTCTGTTGAGAGCTCCCGTCAAACGTTTCCAATGGTTCTGGATTAGAAACAATCTCTGAAGAAGTTGCTATACCAGAATTGATTATAGAGGTTTTTGTATTCTCGTATTCCTCTAACGAATATCCAGGCTCTTCGACAAACAACGAATAAGAATCTTTCTTTGATACCGGAACCGGGTCGGATATCTCTACAGGAATCGAATGCTTTCTTCCATCCATCGTTCCTAATGGAATATCTATTGCCCTAAGAGATTCTTTACTTGTCGTGGCGCGCCTGGATTTGTTCTGGTCGGTATAGTAATCATCAGCATCCAGAAGATAATCGTTTCCGGCCCGAAGATGTAAGTCGTTCTCGGGATTGATTAATATATCAGACTCAGACTTGATATGTAGATTGTCCTTGGAGAACAGCTTGAATTCTTCTGAAGAGATATCTATCTTCTTTGATTGGACGTTGAATTCTTCTTCGTGGAATGAATTGCTAACCTTAGAATAAGTCATTCTATTCAAAGACTTATCCTGAATCGTAGTGGCTTGGAGATTGATTACATCCGATACCAGATTGATTTCTTCCTTTGCAGACAGGTTCAGTTTTCCTCCGGTAGATACAGAAGTATCATTATGACAGACGAGATTGGTATCACCCCCAACTTCTATATTAGCGTCATTACCTACGTAGATATTACAAGCCCCGTTGATAGATATGTCTGCCTTCCCCTGAATGGAAATCTTTCCGTTACAATCTATCACGGAATAATCAGAACCCTTTGTCCTCTTGACCAGATTACCGACCGAGTCTATCTCAATGAACGTTCCTGATTTGTGATATACATGCAGTCTTTCACTTCCCGGTGTATCATCAATCTCGATTATATGCCCAGACTCGGTCTGAATAACCTTGTTATGAGGATATTCAGCATTATACGGAGATTCTGGTTGGTCAAATGACATTCCTCCAGGAAGAATAGCCCCTTTCATCCGGTCTTTGTTCTTATCGACGACAATAGTCTGCTCTACATCGCCCTGGGCTAGTTTATTGGTATCGACCGTGTCAGAGTATTCGGACGTGGGATATTTCGATTCCGGGTCTCTGTATCCCTCCCCTCCCTTAATGACCTTTTCTAAATTACTTTCATTATTAACATCGAACTGTGCCGCCAGTCCAAGATGTTTATTGGCGAGGTTCTTGACATTTTCAGACTGAATTCGGTCTAATGCTCCTATCCCAAACGAAGAAAACTGGGAAGAGATATTATTTACTATCTGATGAACAGGATTATTGCCTGAGAATAGTTCCCTGGTGAAATTATCAAGAGCATCTCCAATCGATGACAGGATTATAGGCGACAGCGCAACGGTAATCGCCGGAAGGATAGAATTGAAATTAACGGCTACCCGACTGGTATTCCCATAGATATCATTAATATTTGTTCTGATGGAATTTATTATGAGCGTCTCTATGTCATTGTATAATAAGGAATTAATGGTTCCTTGTAGATTATTCCGAATGTCAAGTGGTCCCAGATTAGAAGAAATCAAATCAACCGGGTTATTGGGTCCGATTAATTGATTCGGGATTGAGTTAATCTGTGCAGACGCCTGATAATTCACCGAGGATAGTATCCCTTGGGATACATCGGCCTCTACCTTACTAAGAAGCAACCGTCCCTTATCTCCCTGGACATTTAGTCCAAGCGAAATGAAGATATCCGATAGGGAAGACGAGATTGTCATGGGGGCTGGATTATTCTTAATAAATAGTGGTATACAATCTTATTTATTGAAAATTCCATGACCATCTCATTTTCAGAATTCACGATACTCACCGAAGAACTTCATCCTGAACTACAGAAAATAGTCCGGGCGCCTTCATCAACAAAAAGTCTAAACAAACACGCAAGTCTTGCCAAGAAGATTAGGGAATTACAACAATCAGGAGAAGAAACCGGTATTGAAGGAAATATGCCCAAAGGTTCTTCTCGTGCATATCTTCAGCACAAAGATGAACTACCGATTATCGTTGATGGTAGACGAAAGAATATTAAAACAGGGATTAAAGTAGCAATTAGAAATCCTTTGGACAAACATCTTGATAAAGACAAGTATAGCGCGGCGTCCCTTGGACATCTCCAAAATTTACATGAAAATGGAGACCATTTCGTTAACAAAGAATATCGAGTACTTTACAAAGATGATGATGGTAATTATAAACATAATCCATCTGGTATTTTTCCTCCTTTGATTGACCATGACCACGATAATCATGAATGGAGTCATGTTGGTCATTCAGAAAATATAACCAAGAAACGATTCAAAGAACTGACCAAGAACGAACACTATCCAGAAGGAATATCCCATGATGACTTCGTAGATGCTCTTGTTCGTCGTCACGATATGAATCATGGAAAACATTGGACCGGGAGCGAGAAACGCGAATCCCATCTCGACCATGTAGAAAATCACCCATTGGTTCAAAATTTTATTGACCATCAAGAAACAATGGACTACCCTCCCCACGATTACAGACAAATTAAGAATCTTGGTTCATTTAAGTTCGGAAATAATGAGCATATCGTAGCACGGGACCACGGATTCTCTTCGGAAGTAGATAGAGCATATAGTGATACCAGACGTAAGGCTGCTGGTAAATATAAATATGATAGATAATTGGTGCATTAAGTAAGTGGAAAATTCCTACTTCGAAAGATTCCCGATAACGTTATATACCAACGACAACAAGAAATCTGTTCAGGTAATTCGGGACATAACCAGAAGAACGATTATCGATAACAAGTCGTTGAATAATCTTGTCTCGTTCGAAGAGATAGACGTAGACGACGGCTCCCCACCTTGGATAGTAGCAGATATATATTATCAAGACCCTGAACTATACTGGGTTGTTCTGTTGGTCAATGAGATTCTTGATTCAAGATTTGAATGGCCAATGAATCATCGAGAATTAGTCAAATTCGTTGATGGTAAATACGTGGATAGAGACGGCATCCATCATTATGAAGATATAGAAGGAAACGAGATTAATGGACGAATAGAGATATACTCAAGTGCATTGGATACCAAGAAAGTATCTGTTGGTGATGTGATTGTGAATAGACGGGTAGATGATGAAGGCCGTTCCTCCAATGGGACAGGAATCATAGTCAGAAAGATTGGTAATCACGGAATTAGAGTATTGGTATCAACAGGCGGATTCATGCAATCGGATAGTATAGAAGTCTTGGATAGAGATGTCATCGTAGAAATAGATAGCACTGTTCCGGAACCAGGGGTGATTCCAGTTACTAATTGGATATATGAGTTGGGAATGAATGAAGAAAGGAGAAGAATTAAGATATTGAAGCCTCAATTCGTGAATCAGTTTGTGAAGGAGTTTAGCGAAAGTCTTGTGTGAGTAATAATGAGGGAGGAACGACCTCCTATGAAGATATGAATGATAACAGGTCGCATTTACCCACAATAAATTTTGATAAAATCTTCTAGTAACACCTAGTTATACTAGAGTACAATTAAAAACAATTTAAAAACATTAAGTTCAGTTCAGTAAGGTATGATTAGGGAGGTTTTGAGGGAAACAATTAGGCTGTGAAGCCCAAAATTGTTTCCAAGGTCGTTAGTACAGGCCCGTCGGTCAACAGTGGATAAACATTCCTGATTAAAGGATGCGCCGATATTGCGGTGAGCGCGTTTAAATGAATTAGTCCCTCGCGGGAAATATGCCCGGAGTATCTGAACCTATCCACTAGCCCTCAGACCTCCTGCACGTCGAGCGTGCATCTCGAAGATTATCTCTAAACCCAAACCCGAATAGAAATCCAGGTATCTTCTTTTTGAGTCTTTTAACGTGTCGATATCACTATCGTTACACGTCGCCCCCGATTGAAACTAAACTTACTGCATACCCCGTGTGGCTGCTCGATTAGGACGGACGAAACTTCGGTTCTCTACTTACGCAACAATAGGATGTTTAATCTATACGTAAGTGATATCCATCAATATATATCAGAAGATTGACAATCAATTTAGCCTTTCCTATTGCTAACGATTTCAAAATTCTGGACTGTTTCGGAAGTCATCCTTGCCGCCTGGTCGGCTCCGCTTCATCTCGCGGTCTTCGGTTAATCGTACTCGGTATTTGTGGTTTAGCTCCACGCAATCCAATGACTTAGGATTCTTATAGTAGTCTCGCTCTACCCGGAACAATAACTTAGTTCGCTTATTTTTTTATTAGCAGTGGCCTCTTTCCACCCGTCCCAATAACTTAGGGATATCTATATCATACGTATGATACCAACTGCGAAAGAAAGTTCAACTATTAGTTTAAAAAAAATAAAATAATTTCTCAACCAATTTCTTCTAAACTATAACACAAAATTCTTTACTCATCATCAAATTCATGCTATCATATTCTTTTAACTTTACCTCATTACTATGAAAATCGCCTTACTCAATGATTCCCATTTCGGCTGCCATAACGCTTCTCCGGTCCACGACAAACACATCAAGAAATTCTTTGACGATGTGTTCTTCCCGAACCGGGATAAATTCGATGAGATACTTCACCTCGGAGATGTCTTCGATAACCGGAAGGTTCTGAATGTTGAATCTATCCAATCAGCAAAGGAATATTTCTTTGATAGGGTTCGTGATTATTCTATCCCCATGACTATTCTGATTGGCAACCACGACTCATATTACAAGAATACAATCAAGACGAATTCTCCTACCACCATCCTGCGGGAATACGAGAACATCAAAATCATTGATTCTCCCCAGGAATATTCATTCAATGATGGAGGAACAGTTTTACTTTGTCCGTGGGTATGTGAAGAGAATGAGGAAGATACTTTCAATTTGATTAAGAATACGAAAGCGAAAGTCTGCTTTGGTCATTGGGAAATAAGCGGTTTCAAGTTCTCACTTACATCCGAGGCAAAAGAAGGACTAAGCAGAACGATATTTGATAAATTCGAAGCAGTTTATTCGGGACATTTTCACACGAAGTCATCTATTGGAAATATTCATTATCTTGGGTGCCAGTATGGACTAACTTGGGCCGATTTCGGCGATAGAAAGTATTTCCACATCTACGATACCGAGACTGGAGAGATAGAGGCAATCGAAAACCCCAATAAACTATTTGTGAAGATGGATGTTTTTGATTATAAGAACAAGTCAGTTGAAGATAAAATCGTTCGCTTAGTTGTTTCAGACGAGATATCCAAAAAAGACATCTCTATTGTGGTGGAAGAAATTGCTAAGAAATCTCCTGCATCATTGCAGGTAGTAGATAACACACTATATTCCAATCCAGAAGTAGAAGAACTGTCTGAGAATATTGACATCGACGACTCCAAGAAGATTATTTCTGATTACATCGACAGGGCTGAGATTGATGATAAAATGAAAGAATCTGTTCGGGCATTGCTTTTTGATTCGCTCGACAACGCGCAGAGCATTATTAAAAATTAATTTTGGGGAGGTATACTACCAATATGATAAATAAAAATTACGATAAAATGCTCAACGACCTCACTCAAACCGAGGTGAAGGCTCAGTTTGATTATGATGCTAAGAGCGGGCATTTGATTAGAAAGAAAGATGAGCATGGAAGACCGTATAACCAACCTTGCGGCCATAAACCTACTCATGATGGTTACGGACGTATCAATATTAACGGAAAGAGGTATCTCGTGCATCGGATAATATGGATATGGCACAAAGGAACGTTTCCTTCAAAATTTATCGACCATATAGACGGAAATAAAATGAATAATCGGATAGAGAATCTACGAGAAGCTGACCAAACTATTAATAATCATAACGCTAAAATCAGAAAAGATAACACGACGGGATACACGGGAGTATCTTTTAATAGACAAATAGGAAAATATCGGGCTAGTATCACTAACAATGGTACCCATATATATCTTGGCGATTATCCTTCTGTTGAAGAAGCTTCTTGTGCTTATAAAAAAGCTAAGATTAAATATCATCCATCGTCGCCAGACTCTAAGAAATACGCCAAAGAACTAGGAGTACTAATAAGTGATTATTTTTAAAGTTATTCGATTTCGTAATTTCTTTTCCTATGGTAATAATTTTACAGAGTTATCTCTGAACCGGAAGACTCCCCTCTGTATTACAGGCCAATCAGGTAGTGGAAAGAGTACCTTGCTCGACGCCTTGTCGTTTGTTCTTTATAACAAACCACATCGCAACGTAAACAAGAATCAATTGCTAAACTCAATCAATCGTAAGGACTGTTTGGTTGAGATTGAATTCTCTACCCGAGGAAAGGATTATCTGGTTCGGAGGGGAATCAAGCCTAATATCTTTGAAATATACCGAAACAACGAATTAATAGACCAATCCTCTGAGAACAAAGACTACCAGAAGATTCTGGAGGAAGATATCATCCAGATGTCTTTGAAGACTTTCAATCAGGTTGTGATAGTCTCATCAACAAACTATCTTCCGTTCATGCAATTATCAGCATCATCCAGACGTGAATTCATCGAGGATGTTCTGGACTTGGGCGTATTTTCGTTGATGAAGGATGATATCAAGGAACGTGCCACCAACGTATCATCTTCGATAATGTCCACGAACAACGATATCGAACTGACCAAGACCAAGATAGAATTCTTTCAGAAGAACGAAGAGGATTCCAAGTCAGACTTACGGAATCAGTATCAGTCCATGATTGATGAGAAAAAGGCTTCTATAGACGAACTCAAATCCCAGTACCAAACCAACGAGTCTACTATCGAAGAGCTGACCAAGGAAATTCCTGAAATAGACTCAGGGTATCTTGATACCTGTAAGGAGAAGAGGCAGAATATCAAGACCAAGAATGATTCTGCCAGAAAGACTATTGCCTGGTTTGAAAAGACCGAAGTATGTCCGACATGCTCCCAGTCGATAGAACACAATCACAAACAATTCATCATTGATGATAACAAGAGTATTCTGGAAAAGACCGATGTTATTCTGAGCAAAGCCGAATTAGTTATTCTGGAAGAGCAACAGAAATACGATGGTCTGGTAAAGGCTAAAAGGCAGATAGAACAGAGCATAACCAAGTACAAGACCGAGAACGAATCTATCAAGAAACAGGTCTTTGCTATCAAGAAAGAGATTAAGTCCCTTGAAGAAAAGATGAATGCTCCGCGTAAGGAATCAGGAGATGATAAAGTAGCCGAACTACAGAAAAGCATAGAAATTTTGAAGGATAAGAAAAATGACCTTCTCCTAAATAAGGATGCGCTTGACATTTGTAAGAAGATGTTGGGCGATGATGGAATCAAGGAAAGTATCATAGCGAGATACGTTCCGTTGATGAATCAAAAAATCAACGACTATCTGGATAAACTTGGTCTGTTCGTATCTTTCAATCTGGATTCGGAATTCAACGAAGTAATCAAGAGTAGGGCGCGAGACAACTTTTCTTACTCATCCTTTTCAATGGGAGAGCGAGCACGTATCGATATCGCTATTCTTCTGATGTTCCGGGAGATTAGCAAAGCCAAATCCCGTGCTGTATGTAATCTGCTGATTCTGGACGAAACCTTTGATTCCAGTTTGGACAGCGATGGATGTAATGGGCTGATGGACATCCTGGAGAACATGGATGCATCGATAATCGCGATAAGCCATAATAATAAGTTGATAGACCGGTTCGATGATTGTATCATTGTTAAAAAGATAGATAATTATTCGATTCAAGAAATAATAATTAGGAGAAGGTATGATTTCAG